AGTTTCTTTTTTTCACGAACTATCTCAGATTTCACATCTAGTGCTTTATCAATAGCATCATAAGAGTTTGACATGCTTTTCCAAATAATGACAGGGCAAATATTCGGAGTATTCGGAAGATTTTTTAAATATTTAGATATCTTGACCTAAAGATGAACTATACTCTAATCCGTCAGCATCGAAGAATGATCTACTTTCTGTGAAACCAAACTCGTCACCGACCTCTATAAGAGCATTATCCTGTGCATCAACTTGTGATAGTTTGTCACCAGTAAAGTGTTCAGCTGCTTTAGTTCCAAACTGTGCTCTGTTTATAATTACACTATTGCCACTAATCTCTTTTATTCTCACTACTTCTGAATTTATTTGTACAAAAGTATTTTTTGATAATGAGGCAGAAGACGAAACTTGCATCAATGATTGTTTCAAACCAATCTTAGAAGTAAGTGTTGTTGCAGTGTCATCATTATAGTCTTTGACTGCTTGTGGTGTAACTGTATATCTTTGTGCTCTAGGTGCTCTGATTGCAGTAGAGTAATCGACTTGAACCTTCTTGATGATTCCAGATTCGTCTGTGGGAATCTCAGAGTAGAAGTAAGTTTTAGCCACAAAATCAAGATCATATTGTATAAATCTTCTGGTTGAAAAATCTCCTTCATACTCATCTACAAATGATACGTTAGTAAGTGTAAAAGGTATATCTCTTTTCTCTTCTATCCCCTCAAGCATGTTTACCGTTACTTGAAATGATGGTTGAAAGTGAGGTAATATCTGCTCTAATATTTGTAGTGAATCATCTTGTTGTTTTGCAGCAAAACTCAACCTGAATCCTATTTCGTATGGAACAGGTAAAAATATTTTCTTTGTTTTGGTTTTTGATGTAGGATTCTTTGCAGTAAATTTTGTTATTGGTGATGCTTTGCGATCTGGATCATAGGAATATGATTGTAATTCAAATGAAAGTCTAGGTAAACTAATCGCTACATTATCATCAAAGTTTGCTTGTTGTTCAATTCTAGCTAAGAACCTCTGCATAGGTCCGTATGCAATCGGAACTTTTATCTGATTGATTGCTTTACCATCAGCAGCAAATCTTTTGATTTTTATATTATTGAATAGTGTACCAAAAGCAATTACTGTCTTTCGTATAGTTTCATTGTAAAAATAGGTTCCTAGCATTACACCTCACCAAATGGATTTTTCTCTGTGAAATCAAGTATGCTTGTTGTGGATAGAGTTTGTATCTCATCACCAGTTTCAAAAGCATCATCATCACTATATTCAATACTATCTAGCGTATATACAGCTGTACCATACCCAACATTTGTTATTTGTTCACCAACACCAAAGTTACCAGATAGATTTCTCGCTAATAATGTATTAGTAGTAGTATCCCATTTTGTAACAAATGCTGTGGTTAGTGTTGATTGTCCTGTGATAATCTCACCGTATTGGAAAGTGCCACTTCCTATTGTTGAGGCAGCTGCTACTGTTATTGTTGGTGTAGACGTATATCCAAATCCAGCGTTTATAATTTCAATGTCATCAATTTGATTAGTTGTGGTATTGAACTTAGCAGTCAATATGCCAGTAACTCCACCAGGTAAATCAGGTTCAGACACAGTGATAAGAGGAGACTCGTAGTAACCAAGACCTTTGAAATTGACAGTAATAGAATTTATGACACCTGTAGTTCCTACTCCCACTAATCCTTCTGCACCACTGCCTTTACCATCATCAGTAAGGAATTGAACATTAGGTATTGTAGTGTATCCAGCACCAGGATTTGTTATTCTTACACTTTCTACTCGTAAAGACTTGAAGTTTCTCGTTCCAGTTGTTGATGTGATTGCAACTGCTGACGCTGTGACACCACCACCCTCTGGTGGATCAATTTTTACAGTAGGTGCCACAGTATATCCAGTTCCACCATTGAGTATATCAACTTTGTAAACACCATTGTTGACCAACGTTGCTGATGCTGTTGCTCTCGCACCTGCATCTCCAAGTATCATTGTGACATTGTAACCCTCATCATCAAAGTCATCGTCAATTTCTGACAACCCTGAGTTAATTACTTCGTCACTGTACTCAAATGGTTCACACGTCAACTCATATGTGTATCTATCTTGTAATTGATAAAAATGCTCTATATCATTGACATACTTGATTTCAAATATTATATCTCTAAGGGGGAAATACATAAGATCTCCCTCAAAAGGTCTTGTTTGATCTGTTGCTCTACCTGTAGGACCTAGTGCAGCACTTGGAAATTTCCACAATAAAGGAGCAATACCATTCTCATATCTATCAATTGAGATAATGATTTTCATCTCAGCTGTTGATCTAACACCAAACTTTGTAAGTAAATTGTAATTAGAATCAAACCCTTCAAATGATGAGATGTATCCTTCTATAGGAAATGCTCTATCAAACTTTGAGCTGGTTATCTCACGCATGACACTCGAATCTTTGACTAGAACACGAGGCATGTATATGAACTCAATGCCATGCATTCTAATTTGTTCATTTGTCAGGTCTTGAAGGAGAGATTGCTCACCTTTACTACCTTGCAGAAAAAATGGATTTAGTGCCATTATCCAATCAAATCAAGTGGTGGTAATTCATACTCGTTCGCCATCTTATCTTCAAGTGCATTTAGTTCTGCTACACCATCATCGTATATCTGTCTTCCATTCAACTCTACACCACCTGGTAATTTAACTCCCTGATATTTTATTAGATTCATTCCCCATTGCTTCTTCAATAGTGCTGTAAAATATCTTTTCAAAAATATATCATTATAGACTTTTGGGTAATCATTTGGATTCAAAACTCTATAACACTTGATGATAATATAATCATCCTCTTTCATACTTGAGTAATCAACATCAAGATATAATCTATTTTGTCTCCTATTGAACCTGATCATTTTATCAGGATGTAAAATAAAATCTATGTCATTCAAATATCTTTTAGTTTGTGTATAAGATAGTAACTCCATAGAACTAAAGAAGTATATCTCGTTCAAAAACAACTGATAGTTGATGTTGAACATATTTGTACTGATTGTTCTATTGTCAATCTTGAATACTCTTTCTATACCTATAACAGCGTCAGGTATCTGAATAAAGTTTTGATTCTCTTCAAAATCAAAAGTGGTCGTACCTAAACCTGTAATGTTTGCAGTTGTACTTGTTGTAGTAATACCTATGGATGTTTCACCTTCAGCAACTTTTGTGGCTTGTATTGAATCAAGAAAATTTTTAGTCACACGATGTTTTAGATACATCAACTCGACACCATCCATGTGTCTGTTCTGATATACCTGTATCGCATCATCAAGCAAATCTTCTACTTGTTCATCAGCGACGTTTACTTCTAATACGGGAGCACCTAATTGTCTCTTTCCGTAATCTGCTAGTTCTTGTCTAGTTGCAGGGTTTGCCATGTTGTTATTTATCTGGTGATTACAATGTCAAGGTTGTCACCTTCATCAAGTCCAGTTGAAGGATTGATAATTGTTACTGAGGGACTACCTAGTGTATAATCTGTTCCAATTTCTTGAAAAATACCATTCAAATATACTTGAGTATTGTCTGCAGTTGTACTTGAATCAGTAGCAGTAAATTTAGTTTGACCTTCATTTGCAGAGAATAATTCTTCTGCATTAGCATTCATAAGAATAACCTCATCACCTATTGATGTTGCTTCTGAAAATACGATAGGAGATCCAGCAGTGTAATCAGTACCTCTTCTAAGCATCACTCCGTTTAGGTAAACATGAAATTTATTTTGTGTTGCTTGTTCACCAGTGATTGTAAATGTTGTATCACCTTGTGATGCTGTAAATTGTCTTTCGTCTACAGTGTGACCAAAACCTACCTTAGTAACTACTCTAGTTCCTACTTCAAGTCCATAATTGAATACAATCTGTTGATTGCCAGATAATTGATAGTCAAATGATGCACCTGCACCTACCCTCGCTCTGACACCATTCATGAATACCTCTACTGGGTATGTCTTTGTCCCATCATTAGATAAATTTGGTAATGTAAATGTTGTCTGATTTGCTGTAGCAGTGTAAGCATTCTGAGATATAGTTGTCGCTGTACCAGATCCACTTTCTGCTGTAACGAATGAGAGTGTACCGTTACCATCTGTGGCAAGAACCTGACCATTATCCCCATCATCTGTTGCTTGTACTGGAAAAGTAAATCCACTTATGGTAGATACACCAGTTGCATTTAGATTACCAAAATTACTTGCATTTAGTGTATTTGTTGAGGGATTATAATTTATATCTGTGTCAACTCTTATAAATCTATTTCCTGATGTTCCAGAAACAAATGTGAGATATCTAACTGCGTTTGAACTATCTGCTGATACACCAACTGAAGCAGCAGCACCAGCTGTGATGTCACCTACGGTTATCCATTTCGTATCTGTGCCATCTGATGAGAAAATTTGTCCACTTGTTCCAAATCCACCGTCACCATCAAGAACTTGTGCAGCAAACTTTACATTACCACTAAATGTGGTGATACCTGAGATATCTACATTATCTAAATTTGTATGACCATCAACATCAATAGGTCCGTCAACATCTAGTGATTGAGTGAGTATAGTCTCTGTAGATAGACCAACTTCTTGCACTGTGGTTCCAACACCTACTCCGTGTTGACCTGCAACTATAAAAACTTTACCGTCTGCAGTATTGATTGCAAATTCCCCTAAGTCCAGTGTAGAGGGATAATGTGGGACTTTGCCAGCGACACTAGATCGCTTTATTTTTATCTTTGGATTTGCCATTCTGGTATGTACCTATAATGACTGTATGTACAGTCCAGATTATTTATGTTATAATTATATAAAGGTACTGATTATGATGAACAAGACGCTTGTCGTGCTCACGGGACCTCAAGGTTCGGGCAACCACCTTTGGTCTAAAATTTTCTCACTTCACCAAGACGTTTTTGGTTGGAAGAGTCTTCTTGATAACTATTGGGAAGCTCACCGTTTTTCAGAGCCCTTTGCCGAGTATTGGAAGGATCCGTCCACTCTGCATAAATTTGACTGGTCGCAAAGTCAATATTTTTTTACTTCTATAAGTATCCCACTTGGCATTCAAAGTAAAGGGACTAAATGGTGTCCAAACGTCGAACAGTTTTGTTCAAATGCACAGGACTTGGGTGTAAATACCAAAGTCATAGTCATCGGTAGGGATCAAAACATACTTCATAATCAACAATCTAGAATACGAGAAGAATCAACTACTAGACACTTTTTAGATCAATTACCTAAATTCAACAATCCAACTTTTCTTAGTTACGAGTTATTATATTTGTACAAATCAGAATATTTGAAGTCACTAGACATAGGTATACCGATAGCATGGTATGATGAGAGAGTAAATGAAATATTAGAACAGGATGCGAATGCAAAGTATGTTGGGTATGTCAAAGAGTCTCCTCTTGACGATGGTAATAAGACTGGAATTCCCTTTCCATGGAATCCGAATACAACATCTACGCCCATTCTAAAAGATACTGATCATGCTTACGATGAAGGATCGAATGGGAAATGCTGCTAAGATTTGGAAATATGCACTCGGATCATTCTCAGACGACAGAACAAAAGAATATGACAATCACGTACTTGTGGTACGGTCTATTATATTCTTTACCTACCTTATTACTAATTGCTTTATTATTAGCGGAGTAATCCGACACTGGAATGCCAATGAAAAAACTACTGATTGTGACAGGACCACAAGGGTCAGGGAATCACCTCTTCGCCAGAATCCTATCGCTTCACCCGAACGTCAAGGGGTGGGAGAAATTACACGAAAAGTATTGGGTTCCTAGTGATGAAGAACCCTTTGCAAGATTTTTTGTAAAACCAGAGGAACTGACAAAAGAACACTTTGCAGACGGTGAATACTTCTGTACAAACGTTAGTGTTCCTTTCTTTTATGATGGTGTAAGACAGACACCTAAGGTAAAAGAAGTCGCAATGAGAGCATTTGAATTGGGTGTGTTACCAATTATTGCAGTTATAGTTAGAGATAGAAATATAAACGAACTACAGCAGGTAAGAGTGGGTGGTGAGTGCACCATGGATACTGCTCTTTCATACTATAAAGACATGGCAGTACATTTCATTGATCATGAAGCGTTCTTCTTGTATAAGGAAAAGTATGTTGAGTATCTTGGTCGTATGCTAGAATTTCCAGTCACAAAAGAAGGCATCGACAATTTCATAACTGTCGATGCCAATCATAAGTATGTGTTTCCGTGCAAAGAGCACTGGTTAGATCGTGAGATACGTAAAGGTCGAGAACCTTTTACACAACGGCCAGAGGAGTAGCAGTATTCTTGTTACTGATCTCTAGTAAGTCTTCTCTCATCTTCTCTACAAGTCCAAGTACATGTGCTTGAAGATCTTCCTTACCCTCTACAATTTTAGAAAGTGTACGTCCACCTAAGTTTGAGTGGAATCCTTCGTCTTTAGCAATAGTTGCATAACGTGAAGAGATAAACTTATCTTCTACACAGTCTGCCATTTCATTCCATACTGCTTCTGCTCTTCCTTCTGCAACCAATTGATATGCAGCAAGTGCAGCTTCATCTTCTGATGCTTCATACTTCTCAAGAAGTGATGCACCTTTTGCCTGTGGTTTCTCTGCTTCAGCAGCGAATGCAGCAGCAACATCTAGTTCTTCACCAGTGATGTGCTCAATAACTTCCTTTACCATACGGAAGTGCTTTGCTTCGTCCATAGCTTGACGGCTTAGTAGTTCTAAGTCTTTTACGTCTGTAGAAGGATCTGCGGATGCAACTTGACCAGCGATAGCGTACATGTTCTGAGCTTCGTTGACCATACGTCCACGGAAGTGCTCGACAAGATACTCATCACTAGGTTTAGATGCAAAGAAACGACGAACGTTTGAGCGTGATGCTTCAAACAAATCTTTGTTCCCTTCCTTGATCTTCTTGACGAAATCTGTTCCAGAAAGCATTTTAAAATTACCTATCTACAGTGTTATTTAGTATATATGAAAAAATATCTAAGATCTTTTTCTTTAGTGTATTCCATTTTCAGACATTCCAAATTATAATTGTATTGTTTGGCAATGTCTTTTATTTTTTCTGGTGTCCATTGATACCACTCAATAAAATCGTCCCACCCTGCATGTGGTATACCAGGATTTACTCTGAATATTACTTCTCTTCTCCATAGTGTGTGTAGTTTTTCAATTTGATTATCAATAGTTTTTTCATCACCAAAGTTTATTGAACCCAGACATAGTGCCATGTCATACGGTGCTGATCTGTATTCCTCTATTGATGTTTTTATATCTGCAGCGTCATTGAACGGATCGATACCAATAAGGTTATTGATCTTTCCTTTCAACCTATTATACCCACACCCTACATCTAGGACACTAGATGGTTTTTTACTATTAACGTAATCGACCAGAGAATAGCCAGAGTGCTCAAGATATTGATAATTCGTGTCTTTCCAAATTCCATTGAAATAAGACTGCATATTATTCTGGTGGTGTTTCAGCTATCTCCCCACCGTCAATTTGAGTTTGTTTTTCTTCAAGTTTTTTTGACAGAGTAATTACTTTTGCTTCTAGTGCTATATTTTGTGCCATCAATGTATTCAATCTACTCTGATAAACCTGCATCACTGCATTTACTTCTTCATTCATAATGTCATTGTGTAGTGTGGTGTTTTATTTAGTCCTTACCGATTATTACCTTTTCCCTCTGTCAGATCTGGATCTTTCTTTGCTTCTAAGTCTGCTAAAAATGCATTCATTTTTTGAGGTATATCAGTTATCCAACCCTCATAATATCCACAGTTTTCACTCTCAACACATCCAGCATAAAATGCAAAAGCATATTTACCTTGAAAAGCATAAAAATCTATATTACCATCTGCCTCTAAAAAAATACCCTGATTATTCATACCTTTCACACTGCCTGTTGTATAAGTTGTAATACCTGCGATAGTACCTAACAATCTACCAACGTAATCAGGTTGTGCATTGAAGTGATCAGAGATTGCTTTACTAATACCCTGAGTAATGAAACCAGTGTTTAGTGACATCAGAAGGAGCCTCCATCTATGGTTATGTTTTCTAGTGAACGAGTTGTTCCAGAACATGATATAACCTGTGAAGCACCTGCACAATCATTTACATGTAGAGAACCTATCTCTAATCCTCCGTATGCACTTGTGGTAAGCACACTTGATGATTCAGATACTTCTGCACCCACAACTATTCTACCAACAGAATCATCCCAAAATACAGCAGCTTTCTTAGCAGAACCACTGTAGTAATTCATAATTATACCAACGTCTTTATTGGTATCTGAACTAAGTGATGCACCGTCAACAACCTGCAACTCAAGCAATACATCTTCAATTGTTGTATTGACTGTGTTCAATTGTGTAACAGTTCCACTGACAGTAAGATTACCACCCACTGAAAAATCACTCGTTGCATTGATACTTCCAGTAACATTCAATTGTGATCCATTGAATGTCAAATTACCACTGTCCTGTAACTCACCACCTGATCCAGCAGTGACCACTCTTCCAGATGTTAGATCACTTACTTTTGCAGATGCCATGGTAGTAACACCTGTTACAGCAGCATGTGTAGCTTTCAAGTATGTAATAGTTCCTACACCAGCTACATTGACAGCAGCAGCACCTGTTCCCCCAGATGCAGCTTGATTTGGAGTGGTGTCCCAAGATAAATTACCAGATCCATCTGACTTCAAGTATCCTGTATTGACAGCAGTTGCTGGCATCACATAATCTTGATCACTGGCTAATGTAGCTGGTGCTTTGATTGTTATTGAATTTGATCCATTATTTCTTGCCTCTACAAGTTTTACTCCAGACGCAGCTGTAGCACTTCCTTTATCCCAAAATCTTCCTGATCCTACAAATTGATTATTGCTTGTTGTAGAGTCAATACCAACATATAGATCATATTTGTCTACGGTAAATCCTGGTTCACCTGCTTGTAGACCAGGTAGACTAGCGAGATTACCTCTCTTAAACTGTAATACAGGACTTGCCATTGTTTAAAATTTCCTCTTAGTATTTAGAATTACGCCCACGTTCCAGCGTCAAGATCAATTTTATTATCTAAATCTTCACCTAATTGATTTATAACAGTTGTTGAAAATCCAACAGGACCAGATACTGATCCTACAGCAGAATCAACCACAGCATCAGGACTTACAAAAACAAAATTGTCAGCATTAGGGTCATATGTCAACACAAAATTAGTTCCTATGCCAGTTCCAAGTGACGTAGAAATAATATCTGTGATGTCTCGTAAGTTTGCCACTCCTTCCTCCTCTACAGTAAATTTGACGAGTGGTTGCCCGTCAAGGTTGGTGTCTGCATGTTCAGATACAATACCGACTCTGGTAACTTGAATTGACATATCATAGGGATGCTGTTGGTAACACTAATGCTTGACCAGTGATTACTTTGGTTTTTACATTACTGTTTCGATTGATAATCAAAACATCATATTCATATCTACCAGCAGTTATAATTCCAGTTTGTGCTGCAGTAAGACTTATGGTGAGATTACCTTTAGTGGGTTGTCCCCCATAGGTTGCTGCAAAACCAACTGCACCAGGTGCTGCTGCATGCTTTCTCATTTTTGCTGAGAAATCATATAATGTGAGATCCAATGGGTCATTATCTCTTTTACTCAAATCAAAAGTAGAAGAGAAATCTGTTCCTTGATCAATTTGTATATTGACTGATGGTACTGCCATAGATCTAGTTCAGTATTTCTATTTATTTTCTTTCATAATCAAGTCTTTCAAGACATCAATCTGATGTCTCAAATCATCAATCTCATTCTGTTGTCTGAGTCGTGCATTTTTATCATTCATGTAACGTTCGTATGCCAACTCATCAGTATTGACAATCGCTGTTGTCTTTGCATCTCTTTTCAAATTTGGGTGATCTTCCACCTTTATCATTTTTGATGATGTCATATTCTTCTACCATTACTAGGATAAAGAGATTTGATTTTCTTTTTACGAAGTTCTTCTTTCTTTCTTTTCATCTCTACTTCTTCATCCCACCATTCTACTGGCCAACGACGAACCTTCAATGCAGAAAGAAACTTCTTCATTATACACCTTTTACAAGATCTGCAATAGTCTTACCATTTTTTAGTCTTACATTACCTATACGAGTTGCACCAAATTTTGGCAATATCTTGCCATCATAGTTACCTACTGGTGTACTAGGACCAGCATTCAGTTCATCTACGAATTGTTTGAATGTTTTCATGTTACGCTACAGCAATTGCACGGAAGTCAAGCAACTCAGCAGGTTTTGCTTGATTAGTTGATGATATATCGACCTTCACTTGGAATCCTGTAAACAATGGTAAGTCATCTACAGTGTACTCATATTCTAAGAATTGATCCTCAAGACTAGCCACCACATTGGTGTCAGGTCTACCACTATTGTTTTTATCATTTATAACAAAACCTGCTGCGTCCAAATTATCAAAACCTGGCATCAATTCAAACACCTTATCTATTTCATCACCATCTGCTCTGAATAATCTGTACAGAACTCTGATATCAGATTCAGGTGGTCTCATCGCTGCAAAAATAACTTTGAGTGATGAAGCAGGTGTGTCAAGTTTGATGACTTTTGTTTGATAAATGCATTCATGTGGATCATCCACGCTATTCGATCTACTGCTTGTGGCATAATTGCCGACAGGAGAGTTGATTCTAGAACTCTTAGTAGATATGCTGCTATTAAAAGCATTTACTACAGGTGACACATCTTCATTGGTAGTGGACATTGACAACTGTAGTGTGAATGATTTACCGCCAGGTAATTCTGACAGTTGTGCTGTCTCATTCTCAAATGATGCAACCATTTTTGTCTCTGCAAATTTTGTTTCATTTACAAGTGACACATTCTCAAACCCTTTGTCTTGGAATGATGTCTCACCACCACTCACACTTGTTGCTGAAGTTGTTCTGACACTCGCACTGATGTCTGTTTGTGGTGGTAAACTATGTGACACTGTGGGTACAATAGTATCATACTGAATATTCTTACTTCCTCTTCCGCTTCTACCTCCACCAAACTTATCCTTAGAGAAGAATTTAGTTCCTGTGATCTTGACGTGATATGAGTCAAGAGTGACCTTATCTTCAATATTTGAAGTCACGTTGATAAGTGAGTGTTCTGTGTTTATTTTTCTTAGAGATACTCCTGACAACTCATACTTCTGTATGGGTGTTCCTATTGGGAAAGTCCTTGCAAAAGTATTATCTACTCCACGAACGATAGTACCACTAAGTTGATTTGTTCCAACAGATGTGTACTGAATAACTTCGTTACCAATCAAAGCAAAACCAGGATTACTTGCTGTTACCTGTGCACCTTCAAAGAAGTTGAATCCAGTACTGCTTGCAACTGATACTACACTCGTATCACTTCTACCATA